CCGGGGTGGCCTTGATCGTCTTGCTGATCCGCCCGGAGACCCGCTTGGACAGGCTCAGGCTGGGCAGCAGCGCCAGAATATTGGACGGTGCCATGTGAATCAGGCCGCCCATCCAGTTCAAGGCGATCTGCGTTTTCATCAGTTGCGAAGCCACCATGGTGACCACTCGCCGGCACGGGTGGGCCGGCGACAGGCAGCGCATGGGTTCGCGAGCGTACGGCGTACGTTCGGTCCGATACTGGCCGGGCTCAGGCGCGCCCGTGTCGCGCGGGATGCGCATGTACTCGTCGGCCCACTCGTCGATCCAGAGGTCTGGGTCGGGTCGTAGCCCACGGAAATACGCCTCACGGTACGCACGGTCACCGTCAGGAAATTCCGTGTTCATAGGTCAGCTCGCTGTCATCGCTCGTTCAAGGTCGGACGAGGACATGCGCTCAGCCTCTTCCAGTGATTTACGGAGTGTCGCCGTCAGGTGTTTTTCGATGTCCCAAGGATCGGTCATGACCGCCAGCTTGTGGGACAGCTGGGGCAGCAGGCCGAACAACTGGTCACGCAGATGGCGCCCAGCGTTGTAGGCGCCCAGCTCAACAGCATCCCTGGCAACCAGCGAGCCCTGCGCCTTGTGCAACTCAATCTCCGCCAGTTGGGCCAAGTTGTGTTCGCGCATGGCGCGAGCCTTCTGGAAGTCGTGACCCTTGACGGTGATGGGCTGCTGCGGCGCAGCCGTGTTAGTCGGCTCGACCAAGGGGGACAGTTGACTGTAAACGTCACGCTGGATCCGGTCCTGCTGGTGTCGAGCCGCGACGGCGGCCTTGCTGGGGTCGGCGGTTTCGAGGATCAGCGCTTCGGTTGCCAGCACGTCCACCATCTTGCCGTCAGGCGATAGCACCAGGCGGTTGTTGCCTTTGAGCCAAGTGATGTAGCTCGGCGTCCTGCCGATGCGAGCCGCGAAAGCGCTTTTAGACAGAAAGAGTGAATCCGTCATAAGCCCTCCTTTTCAACGGCTTTTCAATGGAAACCTTTCAATTTCAATGGATTGAATTTCAGTAAGCTGGCAGCCCATCCGCTAACGCTTTCCCGCGGGTTTCATGCCCCGTGTCCCTCGAATGCTGCCAGGGTCCCCGGCGAATTTTCGGAGCACCATTTTGATGCAGACCTCTACAGGCCACGTATTTCGAGGCCTCCAGAGCATCAGACCTGCCCGCTGCCCGAGGGCGGCACATCGCACACGCCCAACCGCTTGGCGGCCCAGCGTTCGTACAGGCCAATGGCGACATCGGCGCCGGCCATCGCGGTGAGGCACCCGATGCTTCCCGCCGCTAGGACTGACATGCCCGACGCGTGCAGCAACATCATGGTGGAAAGCCCGCAGACCACGCAGGCCCCGGAGCGGAGTAGTAAGCGGCGAACCAATGACCAGCCGCTTACCCCCGCTTTGTCCGCCCGCCATGCTTCGCCGGAAATCCCGCCGACCAAGGACAGTAGGATCACCATCCAGACCGGCATCTCAATAAGCGCTTGCTGCTCGTTCGTCATCGCCCTACTCCATAAACGCAAAAACCCGGCGCAATGGCCGGGTTCAGTGTGGTGGTGAGTCCCGCTGCTTGCGGTCGCACCTATCGAAGATGGGTACTTTTTACAGGTGGATTCTCATGGCAGCAAGCGGGTTTTAATGCCATGGAGCAATATGGGTGCAATACGGGTATGACGTGGGTGCAACGCAGGGACAACACATTCAATCGGCTCTCGCTTCTGGTGCCCTGTCTTACCTGTCCCACTATTATGGATCGAAGTAGGACAGCTACAGGCGCCTAAATACGGGGCTCTGCCCTACTGTCCTACCTTTATTACTTATCTCTTGTGTATAGAGAGAAAGCTAAAATCACGCGTGCGCGCCATGGGCGCGATTACGTGCCCGCTATGCTCATGTGTGCGTGGGGCGGGTGAAGGTTGGACGGTAGGACAGGCCCACAACGACGCGGCCTGCGCCTGTCCAACTGCACCAAATGGCAGTCGGACAAGGCGGGACAGTAGGACAGAGGCACGCGGAGTGACGCCGAGGGTCATGCGGCCTTCCCCATCAGCATGCCGGCGATGTGCAAGTGGGCCTCGTGAAGGCGCCGGTAATAGGTAGGCGCACTGCAACCGCAATACAGCATCTTCTGCGACAGGAAGCTCTCGTGGTTGCAATAGTGCTCGCGCACGACAACCGACAGCTGTGGCGGCAAGTGCTTGTTGACGATCAGCTCAATGTCGGCCGACTCGTCCAGCAGCACCCGACTACCCCGCGTGCCGCGTATCAACTCCCCTTTGCACTCCATGAGCATGGCGATCATGTTGCCGCCACTCGGTCCTCCAACGCCGTCCAGCACAGGCGAATGCAGATCCTGCGCCCAGAGTTTTAGCATTTCGTCGATTCGCTTAATCAAAGCAAGGCTCCTCGATCACCGACTGCTGCAACCCAGACGCACGCCCCCAACCCGTAGGCTTTTCATAGGCCCATGGCCGCACGCCGCTTTTTGCCAATGCCGGCATGCGCCGCTTACGCCAACCCAGCCTGTGCATGATCGCCCCCACTCGCATCTGCTCGGGCTTGCCCCAATGACCGAAGTCGAGCTTCAGCGCCTGGGTCAGGATCTCGTTGCCGGTAGCGGTTTCACCGATCTGCGACTCTTCCATCCAGGCGAGGATTGGCCCTTCCCATTCGTCCACCACGAAGCGTTCGTCCTGGGCCTCTGCGAACATCCACGATTCGTCCTTGGTCACCCACCAGATATCGCCGGCCTCGAAGCAAAACAGTGCCTCGGCCCACAGCTGGTCGCGGATCTCGCGTAGTTGCTCTAGATCCACCTTGTTGCAGAACACCGGCCAGTAGCGGCGGTTGCCCGTGGCGTCCTTGAGGTATTCCTCTTGGTTGGTGGTACCCACGAAAACACACTGGCGTGGCACGTCGTTCGTTCTGCGGCCGTAGCTCTCGCGGTAGGTGTCGGTGGACGCAGAGAAAAACTGCTTGGCCTTGGTGCTTTCCGCCTTGTTGAAGCTGTCCAGCTCCCCCAGCTCGACGATCCACTTGCCACGAATCGCCTGGAAGCTGTCCTTGTCACCGAGGGCAAAAGGCGTGTCCATAAACCACTCGCCGCCGAGGACGCCCATGGCCGTGGACTTGCCAGCGCCCTGCCCGCCTTCGAGGATCATCACCGAGTCAGCCTTGCAGCCCGGGCGCATGACCCGCGCAACGGCTGAGATAAGCCAGCGTTTGCCGACCTTGGCCGAGTACTCGCTCGTCTGGACGCCCAACACGTCGGTCAGCCAGGTTTCAATGCGGGGTACGCGGTCCCATTCCAGCTTCTCCAGGTACTCGCGCACCGGATGGAAGGCGTGATCGTGGGCAACCACGCTAACCGCTTCGATCACATGGGAGGCTTTGACCCGCAGGTTGTACTGCTGCGCGAGCCACTTCATCACGCGCATGTCGTCGATATCGGCCCAGTCACCGGCGCCGCCGCCAAAGGGCGCAGACCGCAGCTTGACGATCTTGGAGCTGAACACGCTGTAACCGATGACGCCGGCCCAGCGTTCGTCATTGCCCAGGATCAGCTCGACGTTTTGCATGTGCGCGATCAGGGAGCCGTTTTCGGTGCGGGCCAGTTGATCTTTCCAGCCACCCGCTGCAGGAGGTTTGACCACCGCCAGCACCTGGCGGCGGACGGACTCCAATCCCTCGGCGATGTGCAGGTCGTTGAAGTCGGTCCACTTTAACTCGCGCTCGCCGGAGAACACCGGAGCAACCACCTGGCCGCCGACCACCAGCGCAGCGTTGTTAGCCTTCTCTTCGCCAGGGTTCCAGGGATCGCCGTTGGGCCGTTTGGTCTTCCAGTCATCATCGCGACAGATGATCAGCGGGCAGCCGGGGAAGCGCTCGCGCATGGCCTTGGAGACCGGCAGCAAGTTGCCCGCGTCGAAGGCGATGGCGACGGTGAGCGAAGTCGCCATGTGCAGGCTTGCGCCGGTGGCGTAGCCCTCACAGACCAGCACCGGTTCGCCGGGTTCAGGGTGCGGGCCGATCAGGTGGAAAGCGCCCTCTTTCGACATTCCGTAAGGCCAGTAAGCCTTGTCGCGTCCAGTGTCTTCTTGCTTGGCGGGGAAGATCACCTGCAGGCCGACGATCTGGTCTCGCACGTTGCACATGGGCACTAAAAATGCGCCGGTGCGTGGCGCATAGCGAACCTTGAAGCCGACGATCTGCTTTCGATCCAGGTACGCGCTCTTGCCCTTTTCAGGCATGCGTTTGAACAGACTGGAAGCACGGCTGGCCGCTCGACGTGACGCGTTAGCCGCTATCTCAGTAGCCTTGCGTTTGGCGTCTTCCTGCCGAGCGCGCATGACTTCACGCTCTTCGGGGCTCATACGGCCGGCTTTGACCTTGATCTTTTGAGTGTCGCCGGAGCGCCAGTCACCGAAGCTGCCGAAGATCAGCGTCTCGTTTTTATCGGTGCGGTGTTCATGGACGACGTACCAACCGTTTTTTTCCTTGCCTTTGTCCTGGGTGGTTTTGCAGCGGGTTAGCTTGCCGAACAACAGGGGCTGATCGGGCTCCAGGCCGTAATCAGCGAACTGATTCAGTACATCATCGAGCATGGCGGGCCTTCCTGGCTTCGTCGATGGATTGGCAAGTTAC